ACCAAATGTTCCTGTTTTCATAAACTCAAAAGGAAAGAAATATGTTTCTCCATCATATACAAAAGATTCTATGCCTTTTGGTTTATAGTCTAGCATTATATTATCTAATGAATTAATAACTTTTTCAACATCACTCATGTTAGCTTTATCAACCATCTCCATTGGTATTTCTGTCATGTAAGAAAAAAGCTCTTTATACATTTTAGTTTCTTGTACAAAATAAAACTTCTCTAAATTTTTTTCTTTTTCTTCTTCCTTTTGATCCTCTGTTTTTTTGTACTTGTTAATTATTTGGTAAATACCACAATAGTAATCAATAGTCATTTCTTCCCATTGACATGGTATTTGTTTTTCTTTACCATTTATTTCTAAAATTAACATCCTTGTTTTATTTTATTTAATTCTTTTTCAATACCTTTTTTTTCTCTGTAATCTGTAAGCACATCTGCTAGTTCTGCTACCAGCTCTAGTGTTTCTGCAATAATTTCTTCTTGCATATCACTCATGTCTATTCTTTTTTGTATTTCTTCATTTTTTATACCTACCATAAATCCTAAAGAAGCATAAAGAGATAATGTAGGTATCATATACATCCACTCGTCTTTTCCTCTGTTTTTATTTGTATAATCTTTAAAATCATTAGAATATTTAACTATTGTGTCTAAAACATCAACAAAATCTAAAAATTTACCATTAGTTTTGTCATATTCTGTCAAATCATACAATCTTGACTGCAAAAACTTTAGATGTTCTCTAACTAAAATTCTGTGTTTACTGTTTATACCTTTTATTCTGTCCATATTAAATACTTAAACTATTTCTATCTGCTATATCATTTCTAACTTTTGTTGCAGTTGTACTATTTAATATTGTATTAAAAATTACAACTTCTCCTATCTGTGCACTACTCAAACCAGCAGAGTGTGCAGATATTTGATTTGCTTCAAAATCTCCTGCCTGACTACTAGCTGTACCTACTTGTGACCCATTTTTCAGTGCCCTTATAGCGTTTGAGCCATCTCTAGTAACTTCAAATATTGCTTTGTCTGTACCAAAAGCTTCTGACATAGTTATGTCTGCCTGATTTGATGAAGTGTTTTGTCTAATTCTAAAAGTAGTGTCGCTACCCTGCCCTAATCGCATAAATGATGTACTACTATTCGTACTGCTTAAAAATGTTTCATTAGTCTGTTCCGATAGGTCAATAACCATAAATACATGATAAGCACCTGTTAAATCAATTTGTGAGGTAAATTCTAAGTGGTCATTAGCACCTGCATCAGTTCTATAAAAACCAGAAGAAAAAGCACCTTCATGACTATCAGTTGTTTGAGTAGCGTGATTACTATTACCACTGCTATCACTCCATTTCAAACCATCTTCTGTAGTTACCTGACCTTCATTAAATTTTAACCATAGTTGTAAGCCAGATACATCAGTAATTGCAAATCCACTTTGAACTCTTGTGCTACCTATACCGATTTTAAGTCCTAAACTAAGCATATTATCGTTTGTAACCTATTACTACTCCACTTGTGAGTGTTAGGGCTGTAATATTAAGCATCAAAGTTGTTCCTGCTGGTAATGTTGTTTGTAATCCTGCTGCATTTGTTACTTCACTATCACAAGTTATACTAGCAACTACTGTTTCTGTAACACAGTAAACACAATAAAAATCTTTTCCAGTATGTGCTGCTGTATTACTTATAACTTCTATTGATTGACATTCACCCAACATTCTCATCAATGCAACATTATCATCTAAAAATTCGTAAGCCATTTTATTTAATTTTATATATTATTATCCATTTTTGCAAAATTTACAAATATTTTCTTGAAAATACAGCAATATTTGTGTAAATTATTAAATTATCCGAAATATACCACTTTTGAAGCATTAAAATGCTTATTTAGTGCCATAACAAGACAATCTACCATATCATCATGCTTTGCAGCAGGAAATTGTTGACATTGTAGTAAAAACTCCTCATTCCAAGCTCCTTTTAGTAAAGATACCCTACCACTCTCTATACTTGCACTAATATCTTGCACTCTAGCCACTTTGTCTTTAGTTGGTGGCTTATCTTCCTTAACATTTAGTCCTGTTTCACGAATTAGTGTTTGCACTATAGATTTACCACTTGCTTTTGGCTCTACATATATTTTTGATCTGCTGGTATATCCATTTTTATGAACAAATCTACCTATGTGTTTTACTAAATCAGGAAACTCTAACCTAACATTCTGAACCTCAATAATTTGCCATTTGTTATCAAAGAACTTATAAGCCATAAGTGCAGAGGGGTCATTCTTTTGACTAGCAGTATATGCTGGGTCTATAACAAAGTGAACATCTCCTTCGATTTTTTTTTGGTCTATATTGAACCAATTTTTTTGTATCATACCACTATCAGCAGGTGTAGGTCTTTGTTGTAGCTGTCCTGCATAGCCATAAGAGCCTAATGCTGACTTATAGTCATCTAGCACTTCTCTTGAAAATCTATCTGTCCAAAATAGTCCATCTTCATAATGTTCAGCTAGGTGTTGTGGTTTTAAATCATCAGATAGTTCTGCTGGTATGCAGATATGTCTATGTTTGTCTGGTGAGTTGTATAACAGGTAGCCACTTAGATCATCTTCGTGTACTCTTTGCATAATAATTATTCTAACACCAGTTGTTGGGTTGTTTAGTCTTGAATATAGTGTTGACTTGTACCATTCGTTAGCATTATCTCTTTCTGTTTCTGATGCAGCATTTTTTGGTGATGTGGGGTCATCCACTAATATTATATCTCCACCCTGACCTGTTACAGAACCTCCTACAGATGTTGCTCTACGCACACCAAGAAAAGTATTCTCATATCTTGCTTTTAGGTTTTGATCTTTTTTAATTTGGTATGTATCGCCCCATAAGTTTTGATACCATTCACTTTGTATTATATCTCTACTTCTAGTTGCGTGTTCAATACTAATCTCTGCTGAGTATGATGCAGTAATGAATCTCATTTTGGGATATACTGCCCAGCACCATGCTGGAAACATAACTGTTACAAGTAATGACTTTGTGCTACGAAAAGGAATATTTATAATTATATCTTTATCTTTTTTTACACCATCTTTTATTCTTTCTGCTTCTGCTTGTAATATATCACATAAATATTTGTGATGAAAATTTGTTGATAGTGGTACTGCTGGTTCTGCTATATGCCAAGCTTTAACAAAGAACTCATAAAACGATTTTTCACAAATCGCCTTCTCCATTGCTTGCAGTAATTGTTTTTTATGTTGTTCGTTCATTACAGTTCTTCAAATTCTGTATCATCTGCTTCCATCTCAGCCATTTTTTCTTTAAGCTGTTCTACAGACATAGAGTCATCAAGTGTAATTTCTATTTTGGTATTACCATTAGCACTAATTTCTGTTGCTTGTAATTTAGGTATTGCGTAGTTAAGAAGTTTTGCTACTGCACCAATATATGCTTCAGGATTTTTTTCTGCTAATTTTTCCAGAGCATTTCTTATATTCTCCTCTTGACCTGCCAAAGCCATAGTCAAAACCTCTCTTGAAAATTTTGTTACTCTATTCATAGAACCTTTAGTTCTACCACCAACAGTATTTCCTACTGCAAAAGGTTTACCAATAACTTTCTTTTTTTTCTCTGCCATATAAAATTGAACTCTATATATATGTAAATTATATTACAAAAGTAACAAAAAAAACTTAGCAATTTTATATAATTAACTATAACCTTATCTTTTTCTTTAGCTTTATATATATCTTATAGGGTACTATATACCCTTTACAAACCCTTAGTGCTATTTTCTACACAAAAGTTGCTTAAATATTAAAAAATAAAACACTAACTTCGTAGCCTTCTTATAATAAGTTTTTATCTAAACTTAATAATTAAATAATTAGCCTATAAAATTGGATCTAAAATTGGTGTGGTTGTGTGGATATGGTGGGGAGAACACTGCTCTGTTTTTGACGGAATTAAAAAAAAACAATTTGCAACAAAATGAATTAAAAATGCGTTTGATTTGTGAATATTTGTATATTAACTTAAAAAATGCAGTCATTCTAAACCATTTTAAACAACATTTAAAGCAACAACAAAATAAATCAATAGTAAGACATTAGGACAAAAAAAAAGCCCTTAAAAAAAGGACTTTAATTTTTTAATAATTTATTATTGTTTGTTATAACTTATGGTCTTTTGTAATTGATATTAATAAGCCTACAACAAACACAAATAAAGCTATTAATATGTATGTTAATATATTAATAAATGTTATTATTTTATTCATTTTTATTTATAATATTTATTAATTCTTTTTTATTTTCTTTTGTTAATTCTTTATTATACTTAATGTGCTCTTTTAAGTAATCAATATCATAATCTAAAGATCCATTATGATAGTCTAGAATTATTTCTTTGCTTTCATTTGGTAGAATATATTTTTCCATATATTGTTTTTGATTTTTTATTATATTCATTGTTTTATTTATTTAATTTATTGTTAAGAAATTCTTTTTTAAAGTCCTTAATTTGCTCTTTGCTCATCTCAATATCATAAGTATTTGATAAATCGTTATCCCATATTGAAACATAGATACTCTTTTCGTAAACTCCTGTATTTAAATTATATGTTGTGTTTATATAATCTGATATTTTTTTTAATTGTGTTAAAGTCATAAATTTTTAATTTAAGTTAGTTAATTTATATTTTTTTGTTTTTATTTTCTCCCTTGTTTCTGCCGTATATTCATTTAAAAACTCATTCCTATATTTACTAGTAGTTCTTGAATAGTCCCAATAATAAGAGTCTAAAAATATTTTATTATCTTTCTTTCTAATAAATGCAATGATACTAGAATAGCTTTGAAAATAAGTTCCTTTATCTGTATATATTATAAATTGATTTGCAACATTGTTTCCCGTTCTGGGGCTTTTCATGTTTTGCACTTTTATTTTTCTTTTCATTGTTTTTGTTTTTTATTGTTAGTAATTATAAGAATTATAATATTTATTAATGTAATAATCATTAAAATAATTTATTATTTCTCTGCCGAATCTAGTATGAAAGCCGTAAGAATGTGTAAAGGCGTTAATTGGTTTATTTTCTACTATCATGTGAAATAATTCTTTTGCGTTTAATTCAAATTTTTTTGCAGTCTTATTTAATGCAATTGCAAAAATATTTTCATTTTGTTTACATTCTCCATAATTTTTAACTAGATATTGTTTTATTTGTTTTGCGTTCATTGTTTTAGTGTTTTAAAGTGTTAAAAAAAAGTTATTATCAAATTTATATTTATGTCCTTTAAATGTTTTATTATATTGTAAAAAACCTAAATCATTTATTTTATAACTTATACAGTCTTGAGTACATAAATTATTTAAATAGTCAATTTTATTTCGGATCTGAAAAGGCGTTAATTCTGTTTTACCTTTTATTATAATTGTTTTTTCTTTTTCTCCGTTGTACTCTCCTTCTTTTATTGTGTCTTTACTACTCTTAAAAATATATTTTCGCATATACATTAAAAGAATTGGGGCTTTGTGTGGGTTATTATTTAAGCCTAGATTAATTATTAATTCTGTTGATTTCATTTTTTTAGTGTTTTTAATAGTTAAAAATTTATTTTTTATTTGTTTTTAATTTCTTTTTTTTCTAATTTTTTTAATAATTCTTTTAAGCCTGACAATAGTAGCTCATCTTTAACTTTTGCATAAAGTCCTTGTTTTTTTATCTTATTTTCTAAAAATAAAATACTTTCTTTTAATTTAATTTTTGTTTTCATTTGTTTTGTCTTCATATTTATTTAATTCTTTTTCTTTTAATTTGTATATTTTTTCATCTAAATATCTACTATACATAAAATCTCGTTTATGAAACGGCTTGCTTAATTCTCTTCGTAAACATTCTCTGTAAAAATTTATATCTTTTTTCATTGTTTTCATTTGTTTAGTTTTCATCATTTAATAATTTTATTATTTGTTGAATTTCGGAAATTTCATCAGATCCGATTCTATTAGACCAATTTAAAATTCCTTTAAGCATATCGACAGCTATTTTAATTTTCATTTTCATTTGTTTATATATTTAAATTAAAAATTGATTCTATAAAAGGCGATAACGTAACCACCAGTAAAAATATAAAGCAACAAAATAAGTTCTTATTTCTTTCTTTTTTTCTTTCTTTCTCTTGTTTTTGTAAGTATGTCATTTTAATTTATTTAAATCTTTACTAGTCGAATAATGTATTGTCCACTTGTTACCAAAAGCTATTTTATAATCATAAACTAATTTAACTGCTTCTCCATAAGTTTTTGCTGTGTCCAATACTTCTTTACCATATATTGATTTACCTATTATATAATATTTACTTTTTTTCATTGTTTTAGTTTTAATTAATATTGGTACAAATATATAAAAATATTTTAATACAAAACAAATAAATTTAAAAAAAAATAAAAAAATTTATATACTCCTTTTGTTATATAGGTACAGGCGAATAATAAAAAATAATTAAAAACAAAATAAAAAAGACAAAAAAGTTATGAACATAAGAATTGTTAATAACTCTGGGTTATAGTAACTGGTTTTTTTATATGGCAGACCCAGCAGTTTCACTGGGGTTTGGTCAGCAGTTTCACTGGCAAAAAAAAGGGGGAGCAGTTTCAACCACTCCCACTTTTCAAACAAATGAATACACAAATTTATAAAGCCTCTTGACAACTGTCACAACGCCTTACATCTGTATCTACTGAAGCTCCACAGCACATACTGTAAACCTCATCATATTCTTTTAAATAATTATCTTTATCAAATGATTCATAACAATCCCAATCAAAATCTACAAAGTCATAAGATAATCCATTGTAAGTAATGTAAATATCTAGATCGTTATCTCCTAATCTTATATCATTTACTTCAAAGCCCATAGACTCTAAATGATTTGTTACATCTTCTTCACTTGGTAAGTTTGGAACTGTATTGTTTTTTCTGTAATCGCTGTCGCAATATCCTATGTCTGAACCTGCTCTCATAATTATTTTTTTATTTTAGGGTTACTTTTTTTAAAGTTGTGTAAGAGCACCCCCCCCCTACCTTACCCCTCTATCACTACCCATACACACCACAAACATACAAATTATTTTATAAAGTACAAAATTATTTTGTATAAGTTTTCTTTCTCAACAACATATTAATAATAGGCTGAGAAACATTATATTTTCTAGCAAGTTGATTCTGGGACACCCCCCCCTGATTATATTCTTCTCTAATTTCTATAGCTTCTTGTAAGGTAAACTTTCTTTTAGCGTACCCCCCTCCTCTGCTATCTTTTCTTTCAAATGGATTTATGCTCATTTAATAAAATTCTATTGGTTTATTTACTTTTTTATTATCTTCTTCTAAAACACTAATTATAGTTCTTCTAATCTTTGCTATATATAGTTCTATAATCTCTAATACATCCTCTCTACCCCCCCCTTTATATTTCTTATGCTTATTCTCGTAATGTATTAACAAGTGTTGTAAAGCTTGAACTTTAATGTGTTTGTCTGTAATTTCTGGTTTCATTATTTTTGTTTTAGTTTTTCTATTTCAAATCTTAAATGGTTTATTGCTTTCTCAATATCTTCTATATGCTTATCAACATTTGACATTCCTTTTTCTTTTTTCTTTCCACAACGTAAAAGATAAGTCGTGGCAGTACCTATATTGTATGAAAGATCAAAATTTGCTACAACATCTTTTGCCATATAACCATTCTTTCCTATATAATAATCTGGAATGTTAAGATTATCTTTGTTAGCATTTTCACAGACCTCTCCCCCCTCGTCAGTAGTGTTTCTTTTATAATCGTAATAATATTTACTATGTTCAGTCATAATTTATCATTTAAATAATTATCTATAATTTCTTTACATTGATCAAAACCTTTGGCACATACAGCGTAGTACCCCCTGCTTTTTGCTTTTAATATAAATTCTTTTTGTTCTTTAGTTGGGTAGCATTTTTTGTTTCTTTTCAATTCTATAAATAATCCAGAGTATATACCTCTTGGCTCAAATATAAGTAAATCACTTACCCCCCTTAAATAGCCTGTTTGCTTTGCCCTTCGCCTTTGTGAGTGATGTTTTTGATATTGACCACCCATTGTTGCAGTAAATAACAACTTAGGATATTGCAACTTTAAATAATTTACAATAGCTATTTGTATTTTTTCTTCACTTAATTCTTTCAATTTTCAGTATCTTTATTGTCAAATTTTTTTAATCTATCTTCAAATTCTTTCTTCTTTTTTTTATATACCCTATCAGAATAAACTAACCAAATGCTAACATATAATAAAGATAGTATTGACAATGTTAATATAAATAAATTCATTTTAATCTTTTTGCTTTGTTTATACTTTGACCTATAAATTTAAGGTTTTGTTGTTCTTTTTCATAATCTGTTAATAATTGTTGCTGTCTTTTAGCTTGTGCATTTTTTTTATACTCTTTAATAAATTGACTCATAGTTCTTACATTAATGAAGCCCCCATGCTCTGAGTGTTTAATACCTTGCTCAAAAGCAAAAGCTACCTCCTCTAAAGTCATAGAGCCATGATTCCTAGATAAATCTTCTATTAAGAATTTAGACATCATTACTATCTGTGATGTGTCTGGTCTTTGACCTAACATCATATAGCACTTGCTTAAAAGATCAACACAGTCAATATTAAACTGTTCAAGGTTATTTTTAAACCTATACCATACTTGATTACTTTTATCCATTTATCATACGTCTTGCCTCTTGCCAAGTATCAAGAGATTGTTCTACTTTACTTTTAGTTTGCTCTGTTGTTGAGTTCTTCTCCCAAGTTCTAACAGCAGCCTTCCAATCTTTCATAGCATTTTTACCTACCTTCCAACCATTAGAAGAATAAAAATCAAAAAACTTTTCTGCATCCACAAAGTTACTTCTACTTTGACAATACAAAGAAACATCCTCTACTGTTGGTTTCTTAAATCTTTTTATAGGTTTTTCAATCATGGGTTCAGGAGGGGTTTGTGTACCCTTCATATACCCTTCAAGATTATACTTCTGTAATAATAATATAACTGACTTATGAACATTAGAGTTTGGATTTAACTCACCATATTGAAAGTCAATAAACTCAGGAATAAACCATTTATCACCATTGTCAAATATTACTATTTTGTCTAAAAAAGATTGTGGCAGCATATCTTCAGCAGGTATGTCAAACTTTAATGTTTCTCCTATTCTAATAGAAGCTACTTCTAAATCTACCTCCCATATACCTGCATGGTTACAATCATCTAAAATGTATAACCATAATAGTTTGAACTCTGAAGATAATTCTCTTACAAATCTTTTCTTCCATTTATCTGTGTCAGTCATTCTTTTAGCCATTGTC